CTTGAGGTTGCGAGTGCAGAGGACACTTTCATTGCAAAACAAAACGAACTGAATCGATTGCTGAGTACCGGACAGCTTGGGCCGGACACATACTTCAAAGCACTCGAAAAAGCAGGTGACGATATGCGCAAGACCGTCCAAGGCGGGAACCAAGACTTTGAGCAGTTGAAATTTGCTGTTCAAGGCTGGGGACGTGCAGCTACGGACACGCTAGTAGACTTTGCGATCAGCGGGAAAGGTTCGTTTTCTGACTTTGCAACTTCGGTAATAAAGGACATTGCCCGGATGTACATTCAGATGAAGCTTATCACGCCATTGTTACAGTCACTGCCTGGGTTGAGTTTTGGCGGCGGGGGCGCTGCATCAGCCACAACGACGGCGGCATCGAGTGTATTCTCCAATCTGTTTAAAGGGTTTCGCGCCAGTGGTGGGCCAACTTCCCCAAATTCTCTGTACCAGGTGAATGAGCGCGGTACGCCCGAGTTGTTCGCGTCGGGTGGCAAGCAATTCTTGCTGACCGGCAATCAGTCCGGGCAGGTTACACCGACGCAAGTAGGACGGGCAGGCGGCGGCATGGGTAATGTGGTTGTGAATCTGGTGGAAGCGCCAGGAAAAGGTGGGCAAGTCTCTCAAAAACAAACAGCAAGCGGAGTGGAAATTGACGTTATGGTGGATCAACTTGTGGCCAAGAAAACAAAAGAACAGGGAAGCGCAACAAATCGAAGCTTGCGCCAGAACTTCGGTGTGACTGACAATCTGGTGATGCGATGACGGTATCCGCTTGGCCTAGTGGGCTTCCTGAGGAGCTGTTGCAATCAGGCTACAGTCAATCAAGCCCGGATACAGCGCTGAAAACAGAAATGGAAGTGGGGCCAGCGAAGATAAGACGGCGATCTACGGCGCAACCCTACCCAGTAAAGGGGACAATGAAGCTGACGGAATCGGAGCTTGGAACGCTACGCACGTTCTATGAAACTACCCTTTTGGGTGGTTCGCTGAGGTTCTCACACAAAGACCCTGTATCGCTGACGGCCAAGGAACTTCGCTTTACTGCGCCGCCTAGTTGGACAATGAGCAACGGCTTTTATGTGGTGCAGCTTGAGTTTGAGGTGCTTCCGTGACGATATCTGCAAACTTTCGAGAATCAGCCTACGCTTCAGAAACAGGTAGAGTCCCGATTCTTTTGATCACTATCGACCACCCGGATATGGCCGCGCCGATATACATCAGCACCGATCCAACAGAACGAGTGCTGGAATTGGATGAGGTTGTACTTTATGGCACAGTATCGCGCGGAATCGATTTTATCTTCATGCCCATGCGGTTCAAGCTGCCGGATGATAGCGACGCGGGGCCGGGAACAATGCAGATAGAGCTTGACAATGTGGATCGTGCGCTTACGCAGACGATCAGGGACATTCACACGCCCATACCATTCAAGGTTGAAATGGTAATGGACAATGCGAAGGATACGGTTGATCTGGTATGGCCAGAATACGTTCTGGTGAATATCCAGTATAGTGCGGCCACTATTTCAGGGACACTGACACTAGATAATCTGGTTCGTGAGCCTTTCCCTGGGTTAATGTTCACGCCGGGTACAGCGAAAGGCGTATTTTTATGATTGGAAGAAAATTGTCAGGTTGGGCGAATAACTATGTTGGATTACCCTTTAAAGCAGATGGACGAACAAGAGAAGGCGTTGATTGCTACGGGCTTGTGTGCCTTGTTTATAAAGAACTGCACAATATTGACCTTAATCCTTTTACCGGCATTTTCGTAGAGCAAACGCCCGAGAAAATGCTGGAGATAGCCCGGATCATGAATAAAGACCGGGATAACTGGCTGCGTGGGGATAAGCCGCAGACATTCGACATGATTCAGTTGCGAACAGGCCGCCACGCCTTTCACGTAGGTATCATGATCGATGGTAAACGAATGCTGCATGTAGAGGAAGGAATCGATTCAGTTATCGAAAGTATCCGCAGCCCTTTGTGGGCTAACCGCATTGAATGGATTTATAGACACCCATGCCTAATGTAAGACTGTCGCCCACCTATTTCATCAAGCCGAAACCGGTCGAGATTCCGCACGGGGCATCGCTTAACGAAATTTCCACTGCCATTTATGCCGATGTTGGGTTGCCCAACATTTGCAGAGAGAACGAAATGGTGATTGAGGTTGACGGGGAATACATACCCAAAGCAGAGTGGGATCGGGTACCAGCAGAAAAATCATTAGTCAATGTGTACATGCCCACGAGGGGTGGCGGGAAGAGTCCGTTGCGGCTGCTGTTGGGCATAGGCTTAGTGATCGCCACCATTGCAACTGGTGGTGCGGCTGCTCCCGCGCTTGCAGGGTATGGGGCAACGGTTGCGGCTATCGGAGCAGGGCTTGCAGTTGCGGCGGTATCGACTGCGGGAATGTTCTTGATCAACGCTATTGCGCCCATTCGCCCACCCGGGGGTAAGTCTGGACAAGCAAAAGACGGCCAGGTGTATTCGATATCCGGGGCAAGAAACCAGCTCTCACCCTACCAGCCTGTACCAGTCGTGCTGGGAACGCATCGATTCTTCCCGCCACTTGGTGCAAAGCCGTACACCGAGCTTGTGGGAGATGATGAGTACATCCGCATATTGCTTGCCTGGGTTGGGCCGTGCAAGATCGAAGATATCAAGATCGGGGATACACCACTAACCAGCTACCCTGGATTTACTGGGGATGGCGAATCATCATATGAGGTGCGCGAAGGTTGGGCAACGGATGACCCTATAACCTTGATACCCGGCACGGTCAATCAAACCCGTGTTGACGTGAAACTGGAATCGGCTACAGGCTGGGTGGATAGGATCATGCCTGCCGGGTATGATGAATTGAGTGTGGAAGTATCTTTTCCGCAAGGGTTGGTTCGTTACAACAAGCTTGGAAAGCGTAGACCGGTAACGGTTCAATACGGTATCCGATACCGCGTTGTTGGTGATGTCGACTGGACATACCTCAGCGATGCAATTTCTTTTCCCGCAGCCTCTCGCGCCATCAGCACGATGGCCAATGGTGATTGGTTCGTATCGGCAAAAATGAGCGGGGAAATTGAACTATCTCAATCAAGCCTACCGAAGCCAGGAACTGTTGCCATTGCGAAATGGAATGTAAACTTTGGCCTAGTATCTGGACTGACGAACTTTTCAGGAACAGGTAAGACGGGGATGGTTGTGTCGCAGGTTGGAAGTAATATGCAGATCACAGCCGGTACGGTGAAGTTTCCAGAGAATCCTTTCATCATTACAGGCACAACTACCTCACTAGTTCGTAAATCCTTTTTTGGAAAAGTTGACCGAACGAAATCCTATGAAGTAGGCTTAGCTAGGATTACGGCAGACAGTACCGACGAAAAAACTTCTGACGAAATTTACTGGACGGTTTTCCGTGGCACGTCAAACGATCCGCCGCTGAATTTTCCTGTGCCGATGGCACAAATCGCGCTACGGATCAAGGCAACAGAGGGCGCGCAGAACCAGATTGATATCGTGAATTGCCTTGCGTCTTCGTATGCGCCGCGCTTTGTTAGCGGGGCATGGGAAACCACGGCAACGGACATATCCAATAACCCCGCTGCGCTGTTTCGCGGGGTGCTGATTCATCCTGCAAATAAGCAGCCAAGGGAATTAGCACAGATCGATGACGAAATGCTGGGGGAATGGTACGAACTGTGCGAGACGGAAGGGTATGCCTTCAACCAAGTGAGAGAATTTGTTTCAAGTGTTTGGGATACGTTAGCGGATATTTCTTTTGCTGGACGCGGTGCGCCATCTTTGCCGTATGGAAAGTGGAGTGTGGATTTTGATCAAGCGACACGAACAGTTAAAGGGCACATTACACCTCGCAATAGCTGGGGGTTTCGTTCTGAAAAGGTACTGATTAACCGCCCACATGCCTTCAAAATCATATTCAACAACGAGGACAAAGACTATCTCGAAGATGAGGTTTACGCATACGATGACGGGTATAGCAAGGAAACTGCCACGATAATCGAACGATTGGAATTTAAAGGAATAACGAGTTCTGATCTTGCTTGGAGGTTTGGCCGATACCAGATTGCACAGGCACGGCTACGGCCAGAGACGTATACGGTGTTCATGGATTTCGAGCACCTTACCTTCCGACGTAACGACCTACTTATGGTTTCGCACGACGTGCCGCGCTGGGGCGATAATTGGGGCCGGGTGAAAAGCCTTGTGCTCAATATCGATGAGGATATTGAAGGTGTGGTTGTGGATAGTGAAGTGACTATGGAAGCCGCAACAAGCTATGCCGTGCGCTTTCGGTTATCGGATGGATCGAGTCTTGTTCTGTCGGTTGTGTCAGCTGCGGGGGTATACACCGAATTAACCTTCACTACGCCAATTCCGCAATTGGACGGACCTGAAGTCGATGATCTGTTTATGTGCAACGTGGCAGATACCACCGCAGTGGAATTGATCTGCTTGGGCATTCGGCGACAGCATGATCTTGTGGCAGAGGTTACCTTTGTTGACCATGCACCCGCCATTTATGATGCGGATACCGGCACGATCCCACCGTTCGATTCCAACATAACCGGCAGACTCTTTCCTCTGTCGCTGGCAACGCCCGTAATCGAGAGCGTGCGCGCGGAATTGTATGGGGATGATGTTATCAGCGGGCAATTGCATCAAAGAATAATTGTTGTAGGCAGCCTGCCGGATGAGCATGTGGCGGTAAGCAATCGTGAGGTCGT